TATTGCGACATCATTATATCTTGTATCAGGATATTTTCTTTGATTTATATATTTCGTGTTACCATATTTAGCATCATATTTAGTTACATATAAAGGTTGTTCATTATCTTCACTAGGTCCACCAGGATTAACGAAACCCTTGTCTTCCAGCACAGTATTACCATCATCTATATAATACGTATTACTCATAAACTCTAGATACGTACCATATACATTTTCGGCAAATGCTTTTGAAGGAAAATTTATATATTCGTGAAAAGACTCGGAAACAGGGTCATTATTTTCATACAAGAATGAATAATATTTGGGTGTTCTGTCCGAAGCAGCACCCGCGCCCGTAGCAGTATCTTCACTGGTTAAACACTCGGGATGTTCAATAAAAATGGAATGTTTCATTATTTCGGAACTGTATTTGTATTGTTCTGCAATGTAATAAATCTCATCATCGGAGATTAACCGAGCATCATAATCCAACGAAAGCCATAAATATTCAATCGGCAGTAGTAGTATTTTCATACTCAATAATAATTTATATGAATTTATTACCAGAGATATAATTCTATCATCTGCTTTGCCTGCCTGTGCTGGTTTTCTAGTTTCACTATTCCATAAATCGCATAACATATAGGATTCAGGAGATTGAGAGAAAAACATAATACCGCCAGATGTTTCAAACGTATAAGGATCATATAAAATAGAATCGGCAACATTAGATGAGGAACGCGGGTCCATGCCCCAGCAGCGTGCCATATAATCAATGCCTTTCAAGTCAAATATTTCAGGATATTTACGCACAAACATGTCGCCATCAATATAGACGATAGACCGTCTTCCCGATGCTTGCAGTGCTCTTTTAATGTAAAAGCATTTCGCATTTATAGCCAGTTGATAACCGCCAGGCTCATTAAATTCAGGATATTCCACTGTCATGTAGTTACAATTATTTTTTCTACATTCTTCTTCCCAGTTCAGAATCATTTGGGCATATTTTATAGGCATTACGAATTGAAATTCTTTATTTAATATCCCATAAATCGATAACCCGCTTTGTTTATATTCTTGTAATTCGTCGGGATAATCATAATCAATCGCAGGTGTTTTAAATGTAGTGGTCACGGTACGATTTAATTCTGTGATAAATTTTGTAGTGATGGGTGCTTTAAAAATAGATTTTATAGCATTATCAAGTCTATTTACTTTGTCCGATTGTTCATTTAAATTTGTTTTAAACGTGGCTTTCAATGCTTCTGTTAAACTGTTATCCGATTGGGCTTTATTAAATTGTAAAACTAACGCATGTAATTGTTTTTTGGCGAAAAACAGTTCAATCATAATATGTTTTGAAATTTTAATCGCGTGTTTCATTATGAGTGTTAACATTCTACTCGTGTATTCTATATTTTTATACTCATAGTCTACCGGGGTTCGGTTGGCTGATTCATTTATATTCTCACCTTTTAATTTTTCCAATTTTTCTATAGCCTCTTGATCAAGTTGAGGAAATTCTTTGCCTTTTGTCGTTAAATTTAAATGCTCATAAATCGAAACATTATATTTAATGGCTTGGTCACGAATCATCTTTTTAAAGGGCTCTAATTCAATAACGCTATTTTCTAGATTATTGTAAACTTTTGTTTTATATGTACCACCTACTGTATTTAAAACTTTTAAACATAAATTGGTTGTTAATTTTAGCAGACGTTCATAATAATTATTACAAGGGCGAGCTGTATTCATATTTAAATTGTTGCGCCCCCACCAATATGTTGTCATTATAAAATTACTTTGTTCATTCACAATGACAGGGTCAAAACTTTTTGTTGATATCAACCTTTCTACTGTTTGAATTTTAGTTTCACCCGGCAAAGCCATAGTTAATATATATATTATTAAAATATATTATTATTATATATACATTAAATGAATCTTAGACAAATTTTCTTAAGTAGTGTTATTTTTATATGTCTAGATTTTTTATATTTAACTACATTTAATAAGTTTTTCAATGAAATAATTCATGATATTCAAGGGAGTTCAATTAAATTTAATTTTATAGGTGCTATATTATGCTACATTTTACTCATTTACGGATTAAATTATTTTATTATTAATCAGAAAAAAACAGCGATGGATGCGTTTATTTTAGGTGTTGTTATTTATGGTGTTTATGAGACGACCAATTATACGTTATTTAATAAATGGCGAATGACAGCAGTTATACTAGATACACTATGGGGCGGCAGTTTATTCGCTCTTACTACAATGATACTACATCGATTAATGTAACTATATTATATTTAATATATTTATTATAAAATATATTAAATTCGATTCTATTGAGATTGGATATGCTTCGCTTGGATTGAACCTGCTTCGCTTGGATTGAACCTGCTTCGCTTGGATATTTCGCTCACGTGTTTTGGTGCAACCTTTTCCCAAAAGGTTGTTTAAAAATCCAAACTTACTGTATTCTTATCACTTTTTTGTTTTCGTTTAATCGGCTTGTCACTTGCTGGACGTTTTATGGTCATGGATTCATTAAAATTATTCAAATCAATAGATGTAACATTACTTTTTTGAGGATTATTATTATTAATACTTACAGTTTTGGTTTTAAGACCAGATAAAAAATCACTAATATCAGTAGGACCTTTCATTTCAGGACGGGTCTGCTGCGCTTGTCCTTGTGCCTGTACCTGCTGTGCCTGCTGTGCCTGTTGTGCCTGCTGTGCCTGTGGCTGCTGTTGTCTTGACGACCGTTCGGCTGGTTGTTTTCCAAAAGGACCAAAATTTTCTTCAATATTAATTCCGTCATCTTGTCTGGCTCTCGCTAAATCGGGGCGGCTGCTAGGCATGTTGGTACGCTGGCTTTTGGTTGTTTGAGTTTGTACAGGTGGTGGTGGCGGTCCGCGCATGGTATTCGGTGGTGGCATATTATTGTTATGGCCATTATTATTGCCTCCCGGCATAAAATTGCCCATAAAATTTCCAAACCCTGGATTACTCTGACCCATTGTATTTACAGCGGCTTGTGTAAATTGTTGTGCCAGTTCAGGATTTTGCCGCATAATTTCATCCATACCGGGCATCGCGGATTTAAACATCGTATTCGTCATATGTACCATGATAGCTGACCCACCGAGTTGGAACAAGAGTTTAAGTTCAGGCGCCATTTTAGCTTTAGATTTGTATTTTTCATGGAGTTCACCAAAAATTTCGTCATAATCATCAATATTTTCATTCATCTGTTCCGCCCAACCATCTAACTTTACATCAAACGGATCAAACCGGTTATTTAAATATTCTAGCCCGGTCACTGCGGCCATCAACATGCGCCCCTGAAATTTACAGCTGTTGGTTTTTTCTTTTTCAGATATAATCAATTCATATTCCCCTTGCATTTCAGCAAGAGAGGATTCCATCGTATATTTCTTGGTTAGCTTAGCACCCTTGGCTTCAATCGCTTCCAACTTTCGCAAAATCTTGAATTTTTCCAGTAATAATTCTTCTGCTGTCATTTTCGGTTTATCGGACATGTGTTTATCCGGATTGACTGGAATATTATTGAATTTGCCGAAGCCATCCCACGTTTTTTGGTCGCCGCTACCACCTCCAGCTGCGGACGAAGTTGCTTTTCCAATATTAATATTATCATAATCGGTATCAATATTTAGTTTTATATTATCGTCATTATCATCATCATCGTGCGAATTGAGTTTCATTACATTGGCTGACCCGGAACTAAAGGCTTGCTTAAACATGTCTGATTTAGAATTCATACGCATATTTCTAGGTTCATTTTCAGTATTAATATTTTTAGATAAATCATTCAGCTCATTTTCCAGTTCTGTCAAATCGCCTAAATCAATATCACCTGGCGGGGTTTTTGACCCGTCATTTTTACGTTTTTCATTCATGAGCAGCTCAATGCCGCTGCCAAAATTAACCGCTCCACCTGACCTTCTATCACTTTTATTTAAATTGATAACAGGGGAATCATTTAAAGAAATGATTTCAATCTCTTCCGGTTTAAAATCGGCCATTAATAGTATTATGTTAAAGTTATAAATTTTAACTTTAAGCACTACGCGGCTAAATATATCAACCTTTGGGAAAGGTTGAGCCAAAAACAACCTTTTGGAAAAAGGTTGGACCAAAAACTAAGGGCCAAAATATACGGTATTATGACTGCTTTGTTAAATACCATATTCCTTGTAAAAAAGAATCAGCTAAATCATCTTTCTTTTTATGAGTAGAGAAGAAGTGTTTAAATTCGCTATTTATAGAATTTTCCAATAAATTTAATGTGATGTTAATACTAGTCTGTTTTCTTTCCGCATAGGTGGTTTTTATTTTTTCTTCACCCTCAACCAAAGGTTTTGTAAAAGCTTTCAACTTATTGGCTGAAGATATAAATGCTATATCAGTCTTATTATTCATAATAAAGTATTGCGCAATCATGCCTTGAATTGTCTTCATTCTATTAGCAATAGGGCTAATTTGGTTTTCAATAATAATCCGATCTACGCTGAGCATTAAAGGTAGTTTATCCATTTCTTTTCTGATAGCGATGCCCACATCGATAAGTGTCATAGCATTGGCTGATTGTTTGCCTATAGTATCCAAAAATTTGTTTTGCATATATGAAAGTACTTTGGATACCATGATTTCTTTTTTACAGCCAACTGGATACTCTATTTTATAGTTAACACACAGTTCTTGTAGCTCTACTAATTTCATCTTTTTAAATTTATTAATAGATAATTTACTAGTTGGAATAATAAAGTCGTCTTGTTTTTTAACATGGGTTTTACAATAATAGTTTTGATTTTTAGAATAAACCGCTTTTTTAGTACACAGTTTGTCTACTTTATCAACAACAGGTTTTTTAATACCATTTTTATTTTTTTTAACCTTTTCTACCTTTTCAATCAATTGACAATTACACTTCATTTCTTCACCACATAAATTAATTACATCCCATTTAATTATATTAAATGAATTATCAGTTGATGACGATTCCATAATACAATAAGCTAAATTTTTAATACCTACATCAATGCTAACTATTCTCATAAATATAGTAATTAAATTATTATATTTATATAATTTATATAATTATATAAACTTATTCTTTTATACTTATTCTTTTATACTTAATACTTTTATTACACGTTAAATATATATATCATAAATACATTAATACTAATCATTATAAATTGCTGAAGTATCACTAAAGATTTGGTAAAGTTTGTTGTCGGGTATAAATCAGAAAAGCCAACGCCTGCTTGAAGGGTTGTAGATAAAAATAAATGATCTATTAATTCAGGTACACTGCTATTATTTTTTGAAAAAAATTCTCCTCTAACAAATTGGTCTGTTAAAAACCAATAAATAAGTCCAAATATAAAAATACATATAAAATTGAAAAGAACAGTTTTTATGACTAGTTTCATTTATATATATACTTTTAAGAAAAGTATGGCCAAAATACTGTTATATGGGTAAAAATACTGTTATATGGCCAAAATACTTTATATGGTAAAACTAACAAATTTTACATGGTAAAATAATAAAAGCAACATTATTATAATATTGATACATGAATAATGATTTAAAATATATAAAAATAATTAAGAAATTAAATTTATCTAGACAATGAAAAAAAATGAAAAAAATGGACTTTCCAGCCGTCATTCGAAAAACAGAAAATGGACATTTATAAATGTCCAAATCCTTAAAAACTATTGCCGGCCGGACGGTCAAAAAGTGTGAAAAAGTGAT